AGAACGGGTCGGTTACCTGGCACTTGAAGAATCTAACCGCCGTACTGCTCTCGGACTCATGTCATCAGCAGTCGGACAGTCCCTTCACATTGGAGAACACAGCAAGCGAGTTCTAACAGATCATTTTGACAAAACCATAGCTAACTGGAACCTCCACCTCTTTGACGGTTTTGGTAGCTATGACCCTGACCATATCTACAACCGTATTGAGTACATGGCAGCGGGTCTTGAGACTCGTGTTGTGTTTCTTGATCACCTCAGTATCCTTCTGTCTGGTCTAGATGGTGACGAACGACGGATGCTGGACATCACCATGACCCGTCTCCGCAGTCTTGTGGAACGGACTGGCATTGCCATGTTTTTGGTGTCCCACCTTCGACGT